TTAATCTAATGAACCAAGCCGCAGCTAATAAAAGATTAGACTTTGAGATTGCAAGACTTAAAAACTGTGGTGAGTTAATGAAGGCTGGTATATACTTCCACCCTCAAAGTGAATACGCAAAGATATGCTCTGATGTTATTGTGACTAATCCTGGTGGTGTAATCCCACGACATAGACACACTATTCCAACATCAACTAAAGCAGAAGACCTTGGAGGACCAGTAACTAATTAACCTTTCCTTGTAGGCTTATGTCCTATATTTTCATAAATCCAACCAGTACAAATATATTTTAATCCTTTTGTAGGTGGATGACCTCTGTGTGCATATGTCCAGGTTGCAGGAAACAATATTAACTTACCAGCCTCTGGTTTTATATGTGTCCCATCACAAAATTCTGTAGTTCCTCCTTCAGTTGTGCTTAGATACCAAAGAAATGTAATTACTCTACAGGTAACATGACCTTTAGGATTTACTTGTGAGATTGCATCATGATGCCAAGTGTATCCAGTTTGTTCTGGAGTGGTTCTTTGTAATTGATAACCAGTGTCATATGTTTGGACATTTGCGTCGGTAATTCTGTCGTTATAATATTTTTGAATGTATGGTGTTGTATACTCTCTAAGACTCTCATAAAATATAGTGTCTTCTTCCTTCCAATCAGGATTTTCAGAAAAACATAAGTCAGTAGAATCTTTTATTTTAGTATCGTATCCCGCACCAGTTACCCCTGGATATATATCAGGATCTTTTTCAAATTTTTCTATAACATGCTTACAAAAAGATTTATCTAGTGTATTATAATGTTCTTCAAAACAATCCATAATGTTACTTTGGTTTTACAACAGATTTTAGTTTTCTTATAGCTTCAGTTCTTTCACGTTGAAGATCTCTACGATCTTTTAATGATAAAACTTTAGGTTGCTTTCCCCTAAGAGTTGCAATTTTCTTAATTACTTTTTTGACAGTAGGTTTAACTACCTTCAGTAGTATATCTGCTAATGGTTTTGCAAGTAGTGCTGATGTTGTTGCGATAACTGCGATGCCACCAACAGATGCAACTTGACCACCACTAGGAAGACCCGCAATAATTTGTTGAGGTATACCTACTGACTCTGTAATTTGAATGCACTCGTTACCTATTAATTTATACTCAATAACTTTGTCTCTGTAGCCATTGACGTATGTTCCTACTGGTTCTTTTACATTTTGTGCTGGTGTAGGACATTCTATTACAACAGTAGCAACAGGAGGTGGTGGGAGTTCTGGTACCGGTGGTACTTCTGGCTCTGGGCTTCCTGTCTTTGGAATGTTTGGGACACCAGTTGGTATCATCCTGTTTGGTTCAAACTGAATAGGATTAAAACTAGGGACGCCAGAATTGCAAAACGTAAGTACTCCTCTCGGGTCATCTTGTAATAAATTATCGTTAGAATTATTTGACTCATGTGCCTCCACACACCCCGGCATATCAACAACTGGTGTTCCTATTACTGTTGTTACCGGAGCTATTGGTGGAAGAGCCACCGTTGGTGATATTAAATAACCAGGGAGTCCAGGTATATCTAAACTCCTTATGTTTATCTCCCGAATTTCCATCAGAATGGAAGCACTCCCCCTGTAGCTTTAGGAGTTGACGGAATGATACCACCAGTTGCACTAGGAAGTTCTGGCATTGCTGAGTCTACCATCCCAGGAAGGGCACCTGTAATTGCTTCACCTGCAGCTGCAGCAACCTGATTCTTTACGTTCTCGATAATAGAATCCTTATTGAGGTACACCGCAGTACCTCCTCCTACAATACCTGCAGTTCCTACAAAGGATAGTACTGCCAGAATGTTAATTACTTTTTGCATCTTAACCTTTACCTTTTGTTATAGGCCATGTTATATGTAGACCATAACAAAGTACGGTTATAAATCCGAACACAAATAAAGATGCCATATTAATCCTGATGAATATTACAAGTTAGTTCACATGTCTCCCCACCAAACTCGGAGTCTGGAATGAAAACATCTGAACCACATACTGCACTCCTACACCATCGTACCGTTTGCCCTACGGATTTCTCTGAGTGCTTCGAGATCCATGTTTTTTGTTCCGCCATCATACTCATGTGCATATCCTTCCGTAATCATTTGTTCATTGAGCGACAATAGTTCATCCCCGATATAAAGCCAACCGAGAAGACGCCCATATTTCCCAGTGCCACCAACAAGTTCAGTCCTAACAGACAACTCATCATCACCATTGATGGCCCCTTCCAGTTTTTCTTTGAGCCAGTTGGTTGCTTCGATTCCAAGAGCCTTCTCCTCTAAATTTCTCGTTCTTTTCTCCGGTGTATCAACGCCTGCAACTCTAACTCTTTCTTTCTTGTATAAGTCAAACCCAAGATCAATGGTAACGTCAATAGTGTCACCATCAAGAACACGATTGATCTCCGTGACTCGGAAGTTGTAACAACTCTTTCTGCTTGGTGGTACCATTGCTCCCATTGTTCAGCTCCGTATAGGATATCTTTAATATGTATACGACATAACCTAATGCTAATCCAACAGCAATAATTACACAAAGTATTACTGACCACACAGGATCATTTACATTGACGTGGGGATTAAGTAGTAAGTTCATTTTTCAAATGGTGCCCAGTGTTGCCAATTGTATTTGTGGACTGCCCACATTCCTATGACAGGAACAACGATTAATATAAAACTCAAACTCCCAACACCCCATGGGTTATTGAGTGTGGCAGAAGCAAAGTGTGCTGCCCTCAGTGCTATCTGACTCATACGTATTCTCCCCAGATTTCCCAGTTGTCTCTGAAATAAAAATCAATTGAAGTCAAACTTCCTATAGGATGTTGTTCTTCAGTCTTTGCCCACTTCGTACAGAACCTAGTAATGTCAGGTGAAGTTCTCACTCTATTGACACCATACATTCTAGAGAATGAACTCATTGCAAAATCAAATCTTGTCTTGAAATTATTATCCATGACTTAGTTTCTCCTCATATTTTTTTACGATAGTCATTACTTGTTTCCTATCAGTTCCACATGGAGCATTCTTTAAACAAAGTAAAATCAATTGATCTTCAGTGATTGTTGGTTTAATAGTAAACCCCCACTTGTCAAGTTCACCTTCAACAGGTGCTTCACAAGGGTCAAATTCATGTGCCATATTAATCTACGTGAATATGTCCAATCATACCAGCACCTTGATGGGGTCCACAGAAGAAGTCATAGTCTCCTGCATCAGCAAATTTAATATCTTGTGATTCTCCAGGAGAGAACATCAGTGACTCTCTAGAAAGATCTACACGACCTTCCACAATAATATTATGTGGTGGCAACATTCCATTTACAAAATGAAGTGTTTCACCAGCACTAATACTAATATTATCTGGATCAAATACAAGATTTCCATTGGAACCCATAGTAACATCTACAGCATAAGCCATCTTCGGTAAGAAGAGAACCATTGCTGCTACAGTAGCAAGAATCATTAAACGGATAAACTTCATTGTAGTTTAATCAACTACTCTAGTTATACACGATACCGTTTTTATGTCTATAGATTGTTATGGGTTCCTAATATGATTTTTTACTTTGGATCTATTGTAGATTTGACAGGAGGTCCGTCAGTTTTGATGATTATTGGAGCCTGTTCTAATCTAATTGTTTGTGATGGGGCAGTCCTTCCTGCTGCCTCAATTAGTCTTTCAACATCTGCCTTTGATATACCACCACCTCCACCATTACTACTACCGTTCTCTCCAGCTTTCTTAGCTGCCTGGACACCGAACGTTGCGAGGACTCCAGTAAAGACTGATGCAATGAAAGTTGGATCTAGTTTCTGTTCGGGGATTCCAAGTGCAGGGGGTAATTGAATATATGCCAGCGTGAGTATTCCGCCAGACCAAACAAGAATGCCAAGCCTAACAAAAGTAGACAAAATTTCAAGCTGTTCTTGTTTATCATCTGTTGCTTCCTTTATCCTACCTAGAAATCCTTTTTTCTTTACCTGTTCTTCGGGTTTCTTTTCCACAGGACACCTAGATCACTCAAAATATTTATAAAAAAAGGACCCCTTATCGGGATCCTTGATATACTGGGGTCATCATACCTTGATCTGGTCCATCGTCATCATCTCCAGGTGTTGTAATGATATAGACTATGACGAATGCAACCATTAGTCCTAGGTATATGTTCACCAAATGCCTGGAATGATCTGGCCTGTCAATGCGTATGCACCAAGGGCTGCAACGACACCGAGCATTGCTGCCCAACCATTAATCCGTTCTGCGTTTTCGTTCATTGTTCTTGCTCCTGTGTTTTGTTTTTGATTGTAATCGTTCCGTGATCTCTTATGTATTCAATTTGAAATTCCAACTCATCATCATGATCCCAACAAAGTTCTTCGTATAGAGTATTGAGTTTTTCCATGTCTTCGTAGAGTTGATTAGGATTCCCCACTTTCATCTCCACTCTGTGTCATCATTGCAGCACCAACAAATGCTACTAGACAGATACCGATAGTTACTAGTGCCATTAGT